CATAACGACTATACTCCAGGCCGAATAAAGCATTCAAACCTGGCTCTAGTTCTTTAACTAGTTGTGATCGTGATATCGCCATAGTTGTTCTCCTTTATTACGCTATACCTGTACCACTTCTGTAGAAGTGATTGTTGATTCTTACAAGAATATTTGCATTAGCAGATCCTGTATCAGAATTGTCTGGGTCCTGACAAATATCGATCGCTTGAATTGCGAAAGTAGTTGCAGTTCCAGAAACACTAACATCAAGTTGCTGTTTAGATATTCCTGTTGATGTAACACCAGTAGTGTTTGTAACAGAGTAATTCTTGTACAAATCTGCTCTAGTGAAAGCCTCGTCTGCATCAATCAAAAATACTGCATCTGGATCGTCAATTACGAATGCAGTAATATCACTAGCAGCGATACCGCCAGGATAATGATTGCTAAAAGTTGGCTTTTGAGTAGTTGGATCTGTATAAAAACATCCGTTGAAAACACCCACAACAGCGTCAGATGTATTAGGACCGTGCCTTTGAATATTTCCAGTTCCTAATGGTTCAACCATTTCTCCTTGGAAAATCGCGTCTGCATATCCTGATGCAATCGTATATCTGTTTTGAGCTCCTACTAATGGTGTACCGTCTAGTTTTCTGTACGGTCTTAGACCGAACTTTTCACTTACGTTTGCCATAGTTGTTTTTTCTCCTTATATGTTATTAATCCAAGCTATCTCGGGTAGGTAATGCAAAAAAATTATTTTTTACGACTACCACCAAAGGTAACTCTTGACTGCCTATCAATATTGATTGGCATGTCAGGGTGTTGTTCCTTCATAAGATCTCTATCAATCGCGTCTGTTCTGTCTTGAGTTATTTTTCTAAAATACTCAGCACGACTTTTTAAAATCTCCTCCGGTATCCTTGCCAACACAAGGCCACCAATTCCGATGAGACCAGCATGTTTGCCTTCGTAGATAACAGGGTAATCGTTTTCACCGATTTCACTTAAAATAGTTTCGGCTTTAACAAATTCCCAACCCTCTCTAAGTTTCTTAGAAACATTTCCTGGATCTTCGAAACCTGCAGTTGAAACCCTTATCCACCTGTGTGCATAACCTTGCGGTGCAGCTGGTGCATCCAAACTGGATGGTGGAGTCCAATCTTTCTTTCTAGTTTTTTTAGTTCTAGTTTCAGACTCGCGTGAAGTTTTGATTTTTTCCATGTTACACTCCTTCCTTCACGTATTTAGCGTATTCCTCTAGTGGCACCCCTAATTTCTTAGCGATAACTACCTGTGATTTGGTGAGTTTCACAGACTTGCGTCCTCCGGCTCTACGACTTACTGAGGCTACATTTTGGACGGGTTTTTCAGTAGTAACAGTTTTTTCTACAGTCGTGTCGGCAAATTTCTGAGGGAAATATTCCTTCATACGTTTGTTTATTTGATTATAATACTCGTCAGATTCTGCGTCAATTCCCTGCTGTATTATCTCGTCATGTATTCCCATTGCAGCAGATGTCATGACTCTGTCACTTCCAAACCATTCATTTTCAGTAGCCCAATCTTGAGCTTTCTTACTAATTTGAGGTTCTGGTTGTGCAGGTTCTTGAGGTTTTGACTCAGATTCCTTTTTTCTAGCCTCTTTTTCACCAAGAGTCATAGAAACTTTTTCTTTCTCAACAGCTAACTTAGTTAACTTATCCTGAGCTTCAGTTATTTGCTCAGGATCTTGAGAATCAAATGCAGCTTTCAATGCGGCTTTTGCTTTATCTCTTTCCGCATCAATTCTTGCATCATATTCCTTAAGATAATTAGTATCGACCTCTTCATATTTTTCTTGAGCTGTCTCATATTTATTCTTAAGTCCCTTCGCATATTCAACGGCAGCTTTTTCTCTTCTCTCTGCCTCTCTTATTTGAAAGGTTAATTTTTTAATTCTTTTTTGAACCTTGTCAGAATACTCTTGAAGACCTTCATCTTCTTTTTCTTCTTTTTGTTCAAACTTAGGTTTACTTTCAACAGGCTCCTCTTCAACTTTTGTTCCTTCTTCTTTAGTTTCCTGTAAAAGTTCTTTTGCAGTTTTACCGCTTTTAGTTACATCGACATAACCTAAATCTACGTCTTGTTTTTTTTCAAAAGCCTCATCTTTTACTTCAGGAGCTTCTACATCAATTGTTTGTTCATTAACTCCGTCTGTATCTATTTCGACTTCATTGTTTATATTTTCTTCAGCCATTTGTCCTCCTTAGTAATGGTGCAAAATATCGTTTGGATCTGAAATTGTAGAAATGACTTCATCGTCATTTAAAACTCTTACTTCACCACCCTCAATTTTGAATCTTGAACCTGCGTATCTACTAAAGATTATCCAATCATTCAGTTTACACCAAGGTCCTTTTGGGAATTTTTCTTTATCATGATAACAAAGATCTCCCATTTTAAGCACAAGACCACATACTGTAGTCATTTGTATGGTTTCTTGCGTTGTGTCAGATAAATAAATACCACCTTTGGTTTTTTTGGGTCCTGCATAAGGCAAAACCAATATTCTATAACCAGTAGGTGTTGGTAATTTATCTAATGTTGATTTTTCGATCGCATTTGGATCAAGGACTGTTTCGACTTCTTCTTTTGCCTTGTAGGCATCAAGTAGCGCTTCAGTCCGTTTCGGTGTCTCCGTGGACTTGTTCATCTTCATACTCCGTTGTTTTCAGCAGGTCTTTTAGATCCTGTTGCAGGTCCTCAAGAGACCTGATTTGACCCCTAACATATTGTAGTTTGTCCATAGTGTCAACACCATATATAGCGTGGTCTTTAAGTCGAAGTAAAATTTTTTTAATTTTAGATTGTACAAGTGAAATAGTATCAATATCCATTTATTCCTCTCTTTGAAGACAGACTTTGTTTTTACCAGATTCAAATACATGAAAATTCCAATAACTTAGGACTTTACTTGTAGTTTCAATATCAAAAAAACCACAATCATCAAAAATAAATCTTGTTCCTTTTCTTGATTTATCAGCAAACCATAAAGCTTCTCTAATAACATCTCTAGTCATGTGTGGACCATCGAAATGAACTAAATCAAACACTACGCTAGTAAGGTTAAATAAATTCATAAAATATCTGTCAGTGAAATGATAAAAATTAAAATTTTTTTCTTCTGCAAAATCTTTTACCATTCGAGCACGCATCTCATCTGTGTAATCAGCTGTTTCAGGTTCTCTATCGTCATAATGTTGATATTTTAAATTAGCGTATGGATCAATCCCATAATGCGCATAAGGTATTTTTCCAATTCTTTCCTTAATACCCATCATTATAAGTTTGGATCCTAAACCTTCTCTTACACCTATTTCACAAGTCGTAACTGACTTTGGTGTTTTATAGAACGGTAATGTTGAACACCATTTTTTTAGAAGTTCATATTCAGTGCTGTCGCCTCTGATGGCCATAACGCTTTTATAACTGTTTATGATTTTTTTGCAAATGTTTTAACATTTGTAGGTTTTGGACCCACGTTACCTGCAGCTCGTTTTCTTGCAACTGCTGATTTTCTTTGAGATTCTGTCATTCTTCTTGCTTTAGCTAAAGGAACACATTTAGGATATTTACGTTTTGCATCAGCAGCTTGTTTAGATCTACCACATTTAGAAAATGAGCCATCAGATTTTTTACTACCTATATCTACCCATTTTTGCTTAAACCATTTTGTTAAGCCACCCTCTTTCATTTTTTTAGAACCTGCTGGTACACAGTTAGGAACCATCTTGTTCCCCTTTTTTTTCATTCCAGCTTGAACGTAGCCTTCCCAACAAGTACCACGTTTATACATTAGAAAACCCCTTGAAAATGCTTTCCTCTAATAGCAGCTCCAGCACCTCTAACTTCACCACCACCTACAAGTTTATTTTTTTCTTTTAAAGTTTTTCTGTTTTGTTCAACAATTGCAGGGTTTCCTCTTTTTCTAGCTTTAACAGTGTTCATGTAATCAGCACCACCACCCTTGTTCATCATTCTAGGTCTCATGCTAGTCATACCACCTGCCATTTTTTTTGTAGGTTCTTTCTTTTTTCCAACTGCAATCATAATCATTATTCCTTTGCCTTTTTTTGCTTTTATTAATCCTGATTTTTCTAATCTACCCATTCCTGATTGTGCACCTGCTGTCATAAGTTTTCCAACTTTAGCGCTACGCACTTCAACTGGATTACCTAAATGATCTGAAGTTCCTTTTTTTGGTTTTCCTTTTTTAAATTCTAAACCTTTTCTAGGATCAACTTGATTTTTTAATTTTACTCCACCATTTTTCATACCAAGTTCTTTTTTTAAATCCTCTAACCTTTGTTGTTTTGTTCTTCTTTGTTGTTTAATTTTTTTAATAACATTTTCTTTTTGTTCTTTTTTGCTCTCTTCTCTTTCTACCATTACACCGGTTTTTGCACCGTAAGCTCCTTCGTTTGCTTTAATCGTTTTTAAAGTTTTTGCTTGGCCTAAATGTAACTTAGAAGCTTTTTGTAAACCTTTTACAACTTTATTAATTTTTGCCATATCACCTGATTTTGCTTTCATCATGGCACCTTTAGCTGCTGGTTTTGGTCCTCTAAAATCTTTTCTTTTTACACCTGATGGATCTTTAATTTTACCAGCACAAATTTTACTAGCGTAGGCGTTAGCATATGCTGACGGATACACTTTAAATTTTCGCTTTGCTGCGGCCTTACCTCTTGGACATAATTTTGTCATCTATTTTTTTCCTCCGTTACGGAATATTTGTGTTCCCTTTATACCATATATTGAAGCTACAACCAAGATCCACAAATTAGTGAACCATGACGGGAGCTGCGAAAACATTTCAAAGAAAAGTTTTACTTTGTCCATAGCAGTTGGATCGTCCGATATCACTGCCCAAGCGAGCACCAAAACGGGCAAACTGAGAATTATCAAAACTGCCTCGTCCTTCCAGTCTGATTGTCGGGCTTCTAGCAATTTTCCCTGGTAAGCTTCCTCACCTCGGGCCATCTTAGAAGCGTGCATGAGTTGTGCCTCAGACATTGCCATCTTCGTCTTCTGCTTATTTTCATAAATTTTACTTCCTGCACTAACCGCTAATTTGATTGCACTTAACCACATTGTACTTGTCCTTCCTTCTTTGACACATATATTCTATCATTTTTCCTACTATTGCGAAAGCCCTCTTACCGGACATCTTCCATTTCCAAGTTTGTTTCCAGTTTGAGTTACGAATTTTTACAGGTAATATTGAACCACCATATAAATCTTTAAATCTTTGTATTATGTCTTTATCACACATTTCAACAGAGCATTGAAATGATTTTCTACCACTCCCTTTTCCCCAAACACCAAAACTTCCTTCTCCATCAAACAATCCAGCTAAAAAAATAACTTTATGTTCTTTTGGAAGATTTTCGTACAAGTTTTTTTGCATTTTTTGACCTAACTATTTTAATTCCTTGTGGATTAGGTCCTCTTTTAGGCGGTGGCCCAAATTTTACCCCTCCACTAAGTCCTTTACGTTTGTTTTGTCTTTCTGATTGCATTTTTTCCTGCCTTAAATATTGCTGCTACTTTTGATTTACCCATAACTTTAGCTCTTTGCTCTCCAACTGTGAGTATTTGTATTTTTCTAGCAAAAGGTTTGTTTATATTTTTTACTTTTCTTACAGTTGCACTAGCATCTGCTGGAGTTGCAAACTTTATTCTTACTGTGTCTCGTGGATTTTCATCAGTATATAATCTTCGGCCCGAACCTTTTGGTTTTTTACCTGTACCTATTTTTGGATCTCTATTTTTTTTCAAGTTTCTCTCTCGCTACTTCTAATCTTTCGTCAGATTGTTGGTCTTGTTGCGCAAGTTTATCATAGTCATAATCTAAACGAGCTTGAGCTCTAATATTTTCTTGATCTTGCTTAAATCTTACTTCCTCTGCTTTTCTTTGCATGTCCATAGCTCTTAAATCAACTTCTTGTTGTTTAATTCTAATTAAAGGATCTTGTTTTGCAGCGTTTGTGGCCATTTCAGTTTGAACTAACTCTTGAGTAATTTGTGCAGCAGCTTTTGCTACCTCTGAATCAAATAAAATTTGAAATTGTTCAGGATTTTGTTGAGATAGTTGTTGCATCTCTGCATCATCAGCCATCATAGCTCTAATTTGTGCTTTTGCTTTAAAAGAAATGTGATCAGATATGTGAGATTGCATCAATGCATACACTTGTGGGTTTATTTGTACCATTCTTGATGCCATGAATGCCATGTGTGCAGCTATATGTGCATCATGATCTTGAAATTCGAACGCTGTTAGCAATTGCATTTGTAATGCACGTGCATTTTCTTTAGCAGGATCCATTGGTTCTGGTTGTTTTGGTGGTGGTTTAAGAATTGATTCGATTTGTTTAGTACCTAAAGCTTCATAAACACGTCTGTATGCTTCATGAATGTTATGAATTTGAGGATTTGTCTGTGCAATTTGTAATTGTGTCTGTGCAAGAGTCACTCTTTGTGCCATTGACATAATATTTGGGTCTGCAACAGGTAAAATATCAACTCTTTCATCAAAATCAGCTTGTTTTATTTGTCTTGGGCCACCATAAACATCATATGGATACTCAGGAGGTAAAGATTCTTGACAAATTTTTGCTAAAATTTTGAATTCTAATCTCATTGCATAGTAACAGCGTTTATGAACACCACTCATTACACGTGAGCCACGCTCTAGAAGAGCAATTGTAGTGCCTACAGCTCTATTTTGAGCATCATTACCAATGTTTGAATCAGTTATCGCAGCAAATTTTTGACCTGCTTGAACTACAAATCCTAATAATTGAAATAATGTTGTTGATGGTTCTGTAAAAGGTAAATTAAAAAACTGATCACGTATGTTTCCTCCTGGCGCGTCTACGTCTCTAAACTCTCCAGGTTGTATTGGTTGGTCATCATCTCTAACTCTGATACCTCTTGACTTAAATCCTGCTGGTAAATTTTTTAAAGTACCTGCATCGATTAATTGTCTTAGTGATTGTGTTGCAGCTCTGCTTAATCCACCAATCATGTGTGTTAAACCAAAGCCATAAAAACCTAATCCTGGTAAAAATTTGTAATGCACAAAATATTCTATTCTTGCGTAAGAAATATCATTAGGTTTGTAATTTCTATAAATAGATAAAATTTCACCTGAACCTTCGTCTATCGTTACAATGTATGGAATTTTAATTTTTTTTGCTTTGTCATCAAAGTTTTCATAATCGTCTAAATTTAAATCAACATGCATTTCTAATATTGTATGTAAACTATCTGACTCAGTTTTTTTAACACCTTGTAGCTCGTCAATTTTTTGTTCAACTCTGTCTGTTTGTTGTGTAGGTGTCATTAACTTTACGTCTCTATAAAACCCAGCAGCTATTTTTTTTGTGACTTCATTTTCAGTCATTTTAATAACATGAGTGATTCTTTCACAATCTTTTAAATCAGATGCGTAGTACGGAACTACTAAATCTTCTGCAGGTATAAACTTTGAGCAAGGTCTAGATAAAATTGCATCGTAATATATTTTTTTAAATGTGCTACCGGACAGTGGTAAATAAAATAACATTTGATCCATGTCAGTTGTATATTCTTCCATTTCTTCCATGAGTAAAAAATTCATGTATTCTTTGACACGATCAGCTTGTGCTTCAATAGCTGGTGTTTGAAGTCCTACAACTTTTGTTCTTACAGGACCATCAGATGGTATTAATTCTTTGTAAGCTTGTGCTTGAAATTGTGTCACTGACTCAGCGAGTAAAGGGTGAGTCACACCACTTGCACCTCTAAAAGGTTTTGTTACTTCTTGATATTTTGTACCAAGTAATTCTAGACCTTTGATGTAAGCCTCTTCCCATTCTTTTCTAGAATTTTTATCTTTTTTATATTCTGAAATTAAATCATTCGCCATAGATGAAAGTGTTCGTTCATCCATGTCCTCTGCAAGATTTGCATTAAAATCGTCTTGAGGTCTTTCTTCAATTACTTCTTCTTCATCCTCTACAGTAATATCAATTGGTAAACCTTCTGGGTTCTCTTCAACTTCCTCTACAATTTCAGTATTTTTCTCTATAGCCATTCTTAATTGTACCTTATTGGTTTAAACATATCTACTACAAGTCCTCCCTGAGACTTATATGTTTTTTGTGTGTTTCTCATTAAAGGATTAATTTTAATCGCAAAAGCATCAAAATACAACAGTGGATTTGAAGACTCCATAAAAACATAATCATTAGTCACGGCAGTATCAGAAGCGTCTATATGATACTTACTTACTATTTTTTTACCAGATAATTTGTGCTTCGCTGGGTATTTAAAATCATTTGAAGATATTTTTTTATAAGGTTTAGCAGGGTCAGAAAGAGATACTTTTATTGGCCCTGCTTTAGAATCATACATTCTAGCATTTTTTTTCATTAGTTTTGGCATTACTGCGTCTCCACTCTTGTTAATACCTTTACCTGACGCATAACCATAAAATCTTTCGTTACCTGCTTTGTATCCTTGACGGAAACTTAATTTGTCAAACGGGGCAACTGCAACAAAATCATAATTCTCTCTTGCAGCTTTCTGCATTAAATATTTTAATGCATGATCTCCATATTGATCTGCTTCAACCATGGGAAAATAGTCATAATTTCTTCCACTAGCTCTACCAATTTTTTCAATCTGTTTTGTAGTGTTAGCTAATTGTGTTGTCATAGCATTAACTACGTTTTCATCACCTGCCTGAAAAGCATCATCTAAACCTTGTGAAAGTTTACTTCTTTGGTTTAACAGTAAACCTAATTCAATATCTTTTTGAAAAGGGTTTACTCTAAAATCATCAGATAATTGTTGTGCTTTGTTTAAGTTTTTAGCTACAGATTGATTTACATCTGATTGTATTTCGTGAATGAAAAAACCTTTTTTGCCATCAGGAGTAAATCTTGTATCAAACCTTACATGATATATTTGATTTTTTAAACCTGTTTCACTAAAATGTCCTGGATCTTTTAATGGAGATGTATTTGTTCTTATTGGCTCATCTAAATTAAAAATTGTTTCTTTATAATCTTTACCACCCTCAAGTGTGTAACTTGTTTCATTTTGATATTTTGTTTTATTTAATTTAAGTGGTGCAACCTTTTGATTTAAATCAGCTTCTAGTCTATTAAACAAAGCCTTTTCATCTTGAGACAAAACTGGTCTCGCTTTTACTGCTCTTAAAGAGTCTCTTAATGATGCAAAAACACCTTTACCAAGTTCACCATTTTTCATAGATCCCATTTGATACAAAGCATCATCTAAATTTGAAATTAAATCACTATCTCTACGGTATTTAGTTTTATATGCTCTAATTGTATTCTCTAAGTTTTTAAAAGCTTTGTCAAAATTTTCTTGTGCACTTTTTTGTACACCAAGCTCAGTTGCCTTCAATCTGTTTATAGGATTTAATTTTATCATGGCACCTATTTCATTTGCATCTAATTTGATACCAAATTTTTTTGCAGCTGCTAATAATCCACCTGTTAACTCTCCTGCCTCATTAAAGACAGCTAAGTTAGAATCAAATAATTCTTCTTTGGATATATTAACTTCCTTACCTGCAAAGGGTCCTGAATCATATTTAAATCTTTTTTCTGTTCTTTCTATTTTAGTGGATGGTTTACCAAATACTCTAGTATTTATTTTTCTCGTTGTAGTGAAATGATTTAGCCATTCGTCTGCAGTGTATTTCCCCCTACCCATTCTCATTGCCCAATCATATGTGGATGAACCAAATGCAGGTGCAATGTCATCACCCATGTGTAGAGGTTGTGTTTTATTTAAAACTACAGGAGGTGTTTTTATTTCTCTTACAGCTAGTTCTTGGCCTTGTGCTTGTGAAGGTTTAGGTTCATAAGTTATTTGTTTGGTCTGTTGTCCGGTGGTCGGTGTCGCTGATTCTTTTTTACCACCAAGAATCCTTCTCCCAAACTGAAATAAACTCCGTAGGGACATTGTCCCTCCTAGTACATTTTTGTAGGTTTGTTTCTACCAAGTTTACATTTTACTTTAACAGATTTACCGGATCTATAACCCATAGGTTTGTTCATCATTCCGCCACCCATTTTTTTAGAAATTTTTTCTTTTATTTTTCTTGCTGCTTCTCCAGCTTTAATACCTAAGCCTAAAGGAGTTGTTTTAGCTACCTGTTTACCAAGTTTCTTTAATAAACCTCTTCTTCTTGCGCTTTGACCTGCTGTAAATCTTTCTTTTTTCATAGGAGAAACTCTATCTCCTCCTACAAGTTGAGAAATGTTAGCTCTTCTCTTAGCATCTTTTTCAGGAAAAACTTTTTTAATTTTTTCGTCAGATAGGTACATACCACCTCTGTCGTAACCCATGGGTCGTTTCATCATACCACCACCCATTTTGCCTTGAGCTTTTAATCTAGCTGTAGCACCAGCTAGGCCTCCACCCATTTTTTTAAATCCCACATTTGCATCAGTGTTTCTCAATTTACTTTTTGCAACTTTAGACCCATCAATAAAAGTATCTTTTTTCGATTCTTTTTTCTTTTTCATTTTAGATTTTAAATATTGTGCAGCAGCAACTCCTGTTAATGCGATTGGTGCAATAATTTTTCCTAGCCTAGTTGCCTTAGCAGCTTTTATTGATCTTTCTATCAAAGCTTTTCTTTTATTAAATTCTGCTGGAGTTTCACCAGGTTTAAAACCTTTAGCTCTTCTCATTTCTTCCATAGTAGAAAATCTTTTTTTATTAGGATTTGTTTTAGAAGGATTTTTCTTTAACTCTGGTTTTACTGATTTTATTACTGGTAAATCGAGACCGGAACCTCTTTTAGCTTTCATAACTTTACCTGGTTTTACTTTCTCATCTTGTAAACCCATGCCTCTGCCTTTTGCTTTTTCTGCTCTAAGGATTTTAAAATCTTGTGCATCTATTTTGTTATTTTTATTCTTGTCTAATTTTGC